AGAGAGGCTCTGTTGTTCGCGGTCAACTTTTTGAGTTGATGCGCTCGTTTTATCGAGTGCATTTCCCGCATCTCGTGCAGCAGCCTCGACTGTCTTGAGCGCTTGGCTGCCTGTGCGCCCTGCCTCAATGAGTTCAGCTTTGAACCGATCGCCATCGACCTGCAATCTGATCGAAATATTACGGTTCGCCATGCTGGCTCTTGTCCATCTGTTTCAGGATCCCACGCATGAAACCTGCTTCAGCTGCGGGCAGAAACTCTGCGATTGATGATCGACTGAAACCAAGCGCGTCAGCCATCAGAAACGCTGCCCCGAAGTCGAGCCCTACCGGGCCCGTGGATCCCATGCGGATTTGTCCCCCGCAGCGCTCAAGAAGATCCCAAATCTCCCAACCCTCTGCTGTCACGGGTGCGTGCTTTTCATAGGGGCAATCCGGGCAACGATCTGAACATGCCGCGCAATAGGCTTGCCCACCACCAAAATGCCATTCAGCGCGGGCGCTCAGTCGTTTTTTTCGGCTTCTATCTCCGAAATGGGGCGCGCATAGATGCGCTCGAAAGCTGCAGCCGCTTGCCAAATGTCCATCAGCGCATCGACCGCCTCTGAGCTGACAGGTGCAGGGTGGCCTTTTGCGTCGGCTACGCCCTCCCATTCGATAATAGAGAGACGTGCGAGCGCCTTGATGAAAGCGACACCACGCAATGCGTCGATAACCTCACTTGTCGTTTCACCCTGCGTATCGACCTTCACCATGGCTGATTGCGCAGCAAAGAAGAGCGCCGTCCCAAAGGGGCGCACTTTCACCCGCACACCAGGCAACAGGTCAAACCAATATGGCTCCGATTTGAGACCAAGACGGATCATGGCGTGGCTCCATAGGCGGCGACATCGTTTTTGAGTGTAGCGGTCATCATCCGTCCAAGAGTTGGATCTTTGGCGCCACGAAATTCGAAGGTGACTTGGATTCCAGATGGCCCCTCGATGGGGACGGAGGGACGAGAGAGAACAGCTTCATGGACTGTGAAGATGAGGCTCGTATTGGCGTCACGCACATAGCCAAAATCGAGCTCCATGGGCGTGCCCGCAGTAGCTGCTTCGATCAACGAGGTTCCATCCACACGCACGACGATATTGCCCGTGCAAGCTGCAACCGTTGGTTCAGCGCTATCGATGAGACCGTCGGAGCGGATAGTCTCGATCCTATCCAGTCCATTCTTGTAGACGATTTCTGCCGAAACGACGCGGCCCATGGCGGCGCCATTTCGCCGGATCGTGCCTTGAAAGGAACCAAAGCGCAGCGCGTTATAACTCACCGGCGTGAGATCTCGATCTACAGTGTCTGTGCTCTCGCCCTGTGCAATGAGAGACAGAGTTGCGCTCGTCAGGCCATCGCGTTTCAGCGGAAGGGTGAAACTATCGATACGCGCTCCGAAATGTGTCCGTCGAAGCGGCACATCAGGATTGATTGCCTGTAGCGAGAGGCTTGGGATGTTTGCGCCACCAGATTGGAAACTATGTGTGAAATTCGTGGTGCCGGTCGTCGTTGGCTCTCCCAAGAGCGCTTTCAGCCAAAACCCGATTTGGCGCGCGTCGCATGGCACCATCACTTCGCCATCGCAAGTCAATGCGCCCAGCACCGCTGGTGCGGGATCGCGGCCTTCGCCCAAGAGATCATTGTCGAGAAGCGGCTGACGAGCCGAAAGGCCGTAACGAGAAAAGCCGAGCCTATGATAGCCATCAAGAGGCGGAGACCCATAGATCGTCTCGAAAGCTGCCATAAGGCGCGCATTCGCGCCAAATCCAAGCGCCATGGTGAAGGTCCTTTGTCTGTGAATGAGGAGAAGACGCTGTCCTCATCAGAGTGCGTCAGGTCAGGGGATTGCTGGTTTCGTAGAAGAGCCTGATCGGCAAAATGGCCGCTTTGACATCGAGGCCACCTTCAGGAGCTGCACCATCAAAGTCCGGAGGGCCGATTTCCATTTGGTCAATTTCGTCATTGATCGTTGGATCTGCACTCAATACGGCACCGACTGACATCAACAACGTATCGAGATGCGTGTCTGGGTTTCCGGCCGCGGAATATAATTCCAGGCGTGCTACATGGGTCCAGACATAGGTGAGAGGCGAGAGAAGAACGTCGGGCTCGCTGATCTCACCATCACGCAGGATCAAAAGCCCTTCTGGTGGAATACGCTCCGGCCGCAACCGATTTCGTTCGACTTTCGCAAGCGGCACCAATCGCAACTGTTCATACAGATGCTGCAAGATGCGTTCACGCTTACTGGGCATTTCCACTCGTACTTTGTGCATCAAGGGTGCGGATTACCTCGTCAGGTAACCGGGCACCCCAGCTCTCTGCTGGACCGCGCCAATCCAGCAATCGTGGCATTTGCACTTGACGCACCAAGATGAACATCGGGATCCACTCGACATGCTTACCGGCTTTGATCCGTCGACCGGTCGCAGGCCGTAGCGCTTTCCCATTGCTGGCACGCACGACCGGCAACACCAGCAGCAAAACGCCAGGGCGATTGGTGGGTATGACTTCGAGATCACGCCCGAAGCCCCCAAATTTGGTTCCGTTCTGCAAATCGTTGGGTGTCATACGCCGACCACCCTTGCGCGGCACATGCTCTGTAGGAATAGCGAGATACTGGGTTCCGCTTTTGCGAATGAGCGAGCCTTCTTCAAAGGCAGAGATGATGTCAGCTGCGCCACCTCGCCCGCTTTTACCAGGCCGGGCATAGACCCAAGCTGCAGCACTCAGGCTGCTACCTCGATCAGGATAGACATTGAGGCGAACAGCATTGGCAAGACGACGACCAAGCCCAACACCCGCAACTTGGGCTCGTAATTCGTTTTTCAACCCTTCGCCAGTTTTACGCACAGCAATCGTCACTGCTGTTTGCGTATCCTTGATCTCTTGATCCATGATTTTTGTCAGATCGCCATCGATCTGAAGGCTCAACTTCATATAGCGACCACATCAAGACGAAGAATTTTTCCATCCAGCATCAGTGTTGGCGGCGCCTGAACACGGTGGATCTGCTCATCCATTCGAATTTCGTCACCTTCGCAGATACTCGCTGCCTCATGAGCCAAGACATCGAATAGAACGGTCTCTTGGGTGAGTTTGGTATTACCGATGTCGAAAATATTCTGAGGCTGAACCCTCATGATCCGTAAGGGGCGAAAGTCCTCTTCACCATATTTCCGCCAGGCGCCCATTTTTGAAAAATTGTCATCGGCGAAGAGGCTGGCAATGGCTGTGTCAAAGACCGTCATTGCCGGCGCTCCTGTAGACGACCATCTATGCGCCGCAATAATTCGAGTTGCGCATTGGCGCGTTCTTCAATGCGAGCCAGCCGTTCGACGATTGCACTGATGGCACGCTGATCCTCATCAAGTCTTTGTTCGACCCTGGCCAATCGTTGTTCTTTGACCGTGAGACGAGATTCGACAGAAGAAAACCACCAGACGAATCCACCAAACTGGACGAGTAGTGTGGTGATGAGCGCAAGTGGTATTCTTCGGTCGATCGACCAATGGGGATCAGAAGGCTCAACGCCTTCAGGGATCGACATGATGCCAAATCTCAATAGCTGGCATTCAAGCGAACGCGCCCGATTGTCTCGCCAGCGCTATTGCCAACATTATCAATGGCGACACCAATCAGAGTATTGCCAGTTCCAGTCTTCGTTACTTCTCGGGCCGTATTATCCCAATAGACCTTGTCACCCACAGTCCAGGACTGAGAGGCTGTTTTTTTGAGATCAAAAACGCCAACGAGATCGACTTCGAGACTTTCACCATTTGCAGCATTTCCAGAGGCAATTCCAAAAATGGCGCCAACCAGGAGACCATCACCTGAAGTGACGGCATAAGGTGCAACGAGCGAGATGGTTTTGCCGGGCTGAATATAATTCTTCATTCTGAGCTCCTATCAGACAAACGAAAGGCGGCCATCAGCCGCCCTTCACGTCAGGTTGATGGGGTTTGAGTTTTACGCGCCCGGATTTTTGTAAAGCCCGCGCCAATCGATAGCCTTCGCGCCGAAGTCGAGACGGCATTTGATCTCGACGCCATCGACATCAAAACCATTTCGAGTTTCGATATAAGCGCCTTGCTGCCCCTCGAGATATGCATATTCAATCGTGTCGATCTGTGAGGGGTTAGCTGCCAAGAACCAGCCCGTCGCACTGACGCTATCCAAACGAGGCTCAGCAATGACGGAGAGGGATCGAATGGACTGAGGAACGACATCCATGGTTTTTGCGGGCACTAAATTCTGCGCCAGCAATTGCTCGGCACTGAGCTCAAGTGCAACAGGAACGAGCAGATAAGAGGGGCGGATATTCAGCACCGTCTTTTTGTCGATCCCGGTCTGTTTTGCCATGGCCGCACGTGCATCGCCAATGCTCGCTGTCGAGAGCGCGCTCCCTGCCGTTGCGAGGTTCTTGTGGGATGCATGGAAGAGAGCCGTGCCATCCCCCATCGCCGCATTGCTCGTCAGGATCGCCCAAACGACGTCACTTTCGAGGGTGGCGATCGCAGTTCCATACATGGCGGGGAGGCGGGTGAAAGCATCGAGATCATCGTTGATCAATGTCTGGCGTGTGATGCCAACCACGCGACCATAGGTTTCAACGCGGTAACGTTCACGCGCCTCACCAATACTGCCCCGCTTGAACTCACCCGATTCACTCACCTTTTGAAGCTGTGGCGCCTCGCCCAATTGGACGCGAGTGATGTCGCGGAAATCCGATGCCTGAACCTGTCGGCAGAATGGCCGGAATGTCTGCGGATAGGCTTCATAGGCCTGGCGTAGTGTCTTGTTGGTGACCGCTGCCAGGATTTCAGGGAAATCTGATGTCGAATGCAAGGCGCGGGTTGCGACTTCATCACGCGACATCCCTCGCACATTGACGCCAGCCGAAGTCAAAAACTCCCGCGACAATTCAAGCAAGGACATTCCGCGATACTGACGTGCGGGATCGCTCAGTGGGAAGTAAGTCGGGCTATAGCGGTGAAGTAGCGCATTGGTGACAGCCTCGCGGCGGGTGACGCGCTCATCAAGACCACCAAGAGGTGCTGACACGTGAGGAAATGTCCGCGTCTGCTCGGCGCTGTCTGCGACTTTGTCTAGAATGATCCGCCTTGCCTCGTCGAGCTCGACGCCACGGCTTACGAGATCTTCAGCAAGAGTTCGCTCAAGACCAAGCCGGTTGGCGATGTCATAAATCGTTCCCACGCGTTCACGTTCGTGGGTCTGGGCTTGCACGACCAGAGCTTTCATATCGGGCTCAGGATCTGCTGCACGCGATACAGGCTCAGGAGCGACCTGGGGAGCGGGAGCGGTGTTGATGTCTTCCATATTAGTCCTCTCTTGGTGGGAGGCGTCGTCCCGGTCCACGACGCAAGCGCTCAGCGGGTCAACCGAACGGAAGCCGGCCGCCGGATCGGCCCCGACCGGGACCGCGGAAATCTCAAAAGGAGTCCAGTCGATTGCGCGCCAGACTTCAGGCGCGTTTACGGGCTGACTGACTTCGTAACGATGAACTTGATAGCCAATGGAAACTGCACGCAGATGTCCGGCTTTGACGTCGTTCCAAATGGTTTCGACATCATCCCGCTCACTAAAGCTCACGCGTGCGATGCCAAGTCCCTGTTCGATGCGAGCGGTGCCTGGCACCACAGACCCAATGACGCTTTCGAGATCGCGCAAATCATGAACCTTGAGCAAAGGTCCGCCAGCATTGAGACGTTCAAGCCGGACGCTGCCCGGATCCATACTGAGTTCTTCATCAAAAGGTTCGCCAAAGAGCGGTTGACGCCTAACCCTGGCGCCCGTCGACCAGACGACTTCGATGGAACGGTCTTGTTCGTTAATGGTGGCCGGCAAAAGATCAGCCGCGCGGCGCAAGGCCGGCAGTTCAATCGTGGATTCCATTTATGTGTCCTTATGGAGAAGTCAGTGAAGGATCTGACTGAATGACACCGGTCTTGGTGACATGACGCGGATCGCTATCGAGGATGAGGCCGAGCGCATCGATTTTGGCGTTCATGGCTGCGATCTCAGCCAGAACGGCATCAGGATTATGACCTTGTCTCGATATGGCTTGTGCCAAGGTCATCGTCCCAGACCGCATCGCGAGCATGTCCGCCATTGAGTCCTTGAGAGGATCAACAGCCTCAAAACGCGGAGGTGACCATTCAACTGGGATGTTGGGCTGAGACAGCTTACCTGCGGCATAGGCCTGTTGCGTGAACCAGTCCCAACAAGGCTGGCAAAGCATTGGAATGATGATTTGCCATTGGACGGCATCGATCAATCGACGGAACTCGACGAGGCCGGCGCGGATCGAGGAGTAATTCACCTGGCTGAGGTCGCCCGTCAGCAATTCATAAGGCATCCGGAAACCGGCAGCCACGATATGAAGCTGAGAGCGTAGCCATTCCGAGACGCCGGCTGTCGTCGTCGGCTGATTGAACCGAATGTCTTTACCACCCCGCGCATAAGCAATCAGGCCAGGCTCGAATTGCTCCACCCGATTACCATCAGCATCGACGACACTCGGAGCTATACCCTGTTCTCCTTCATCAGCGCCAAGGACGATGCCAACGACACAAGCTTCCGTCTTTTTTCGAACGAGTTCGGCTTGTGTCCAATCGTCAAGGTCACGCAGGGCGCGCATAACGGGAGTGCCCCAGGGAACACCACGTACTTGCAAGCGCTGCTTTTCGTAGAGATGAGCGATGTCGCTGGCGGGAATGGCGAGGCTATCGAGGCGGCGCCGCGAAGTTAAAACGCTATCTCCCGGATGCTGTGCAAAAAGCCAATAGGCTCTTCGCTGGCCAAGCCCGTTGAATTCGACGCCCTGAACGATCCGCCCTCCATCGAGGAGATCGCCGTTGCGGCTCGCATCCAGCATGTCGGCTTCGAGCAATTGGATCTGTAGTGGAACATCAAATCGATCACTTGCTCGGCGAGGTCTGCGACGGATCAGAACTTCCCCTGCCTCGACCATTTGGCGACATGCAAGTGTCTGCAATCCTAGAAAGTCGAGTTGACCATCGGCATCACATTGGGCGGACCATAGCTCCCAAAGAGCATTGGCCTGCGAATTGAGTTTCGCATTGTCACTCGCTGCGCGCGGGATGATCCCAGAGCCAATGATGTTATTGACGAGAACTGAAACGGCCTTTGCAGCATGAGGATTGTTTCGGACGAGATCGCGCATACGATCGCGAAGAAGTGCGCCTGCGATCCCAACCTCACTATCGGCTGAAGTCGCTGCCGTCCGCCAACCATCGGTACGTCTCCCCTTGGCAGCGCCGTCATAACCGCGTGTCAGAATTTCGAGATTGTCTCTGGCCTGCACACGCCTCAGTGCTGTTCTTGGAGCAAAGGAGCCAATCGCCCTGTCGAGCCAGGTCATGCGCGCCATCAGCGATCACCGCGCGAATATCCAGCAAGCCCTACGATGGCCGATTTACCATTCCCGGCTGCCTGTCTATCGCGCTCAATGGTTCTAATACGCGATAGCAAGTCCGCCGCCGATCCATATTCGACGGTCTTACCTTCGTAGGTAACGCGTAAGGTTCCAGACGCATAGGCGCGCCGCAGCGCGTCGAGCTCTGCCTGCGTCCAGTTCATCGGAGCCATCCCTTATCGACGCCATTCAACCAAGTTGAACGTCGTTTACCGCCAGTGCCTGGTTGCCTTGCCAAGAGCCCTGCAGCACCCGACTGATCAACTCGAGGATCGGTCTGCTCATCAGGGGTCGGCCCAATCTGATCCTCGAGATCGCGCCATTTGTCTTCTGACCAGCGATCCGCGCCCACGATGTAAACAGCAGCTCGCGCATAGACGCGACAATCGAGAACCTCGTTTCGTTCTCTGAGCTTTTGCCATTCTAGCTTTTGAAAACCGCGCTTGGTCGTGATCGTCATCAGCTGTTCGCCAACGAGCTGTTTCACCCACTCAGCATCAAGACCTGACGGAAGATGAATGTAGCCGGCTGGGAAAGCTGATCCGGATATCAGCTCTTCATCGGTCAGCTTTTGCAAACGCAGGAAACGATAGGTCTCTGACTTGAATGTGGATGTCAAAACCGTCCAAAGCCGCACACCTCGTTTTAGCTTGCGTCCATTCTCATTGACATCAACGAAAGTGGGACCCGAGATCGGAGCTGATCTGTTGAAACCTTCCACGCCTTTGACGGGCGCTACTTGCGCATGTCCCATTTGCCGGGACCAGGCATAGACCGCAGCCGATTCATAGCCCGTGTCGATGGCAAGTCTTGCAAGAGTAAGATTGGCACCATGCGCATGCGGCCAGGTTTGATTCAACAAGTGTCCGAGCTCATCCCATGTCTGGGCGAGCTCTGGTCCCCCATTGATGACGATGTGATCAACAAACCAACTCCTGAGATCACGCCCCCAGGCCCAAACTGATACTTCAATGCGATCTTTTTGGACGTCGGCGCCTGCCGTCAGAAACAAGCCACCAGATGGCACCGTTCCGAGTTTCCACGGCTCGCGGCGCTCATAGAGCTTTTGCCAATCGGGGGCTTCACCTGTCTCGATCCAGGTCTCACCGAGCATGCTATTTTTGAAACTTCGCTTGGCCTCGTCACTCGATTTAGCCAGTTCCCATGCTCGTGCAATATCGACCCAGCTCAGCCAGCCGACGGGCGAATAAAGTGCTGAGAGATGAAATCCGATTGTATTGGGATCTGTCGCTTTGGTCGTTGATCGCCAAAATCCGCGCGCAAGCATTTCAGTTTTGTGGTGTTCAGACAGATGTCCGTCACAGGACTCACAATGATAAAGGGCTGTCTCTGGTCTTCCCTTTTCCCAAATCAGCCTTTCAAATTTGAGCCATTGTTCATGTTGGCAATGAGGACAGGGAACAAAGAACCTCCGCTGATCAGATGCTTCGAATTCTCGTTCAATCCTCGATAGGCCCTGGATCGTTGGCGTCGATGCAAGGAAGACTTTCGATCGCCACGAAAAGGTCCTTGTTCGGGCCTCAGCCAGCGCAACCGGATCACCTTCTTCATCAGCAGAGGGTGGATAGGCATCGACCTCATCGAGAAAAAGATATCGGGCTGGCATAGAGCGCAATCCAACTGCGCTATTGGCACCCGTCATCACGAGAAGGCCAGCGGGAAACTCTTTTGACAATACGGTATTGCCGGCATCCCTGGCGCGCGCGGGCTTTACCCTCTCACGAAGGACAGCGCTTTCCTGGATCAGCGAGTCGACACGTTGTCTCGAAAATCGTTTTGCCAGTTCTACAGTGGGCTGGACCGCAAGCATCGGTCCTGGGGCATGATGGATGACGTAGCCAATCCAATTATTGCCCGCCTCAGTTGCTCCTACCTGCGCCGCTTTCATGAAGACGATACGTCTGGCGGGATTTGATGGTGACATCGCATCCATGATCTCACGCATATATGGCGTTCGATCCGTTCTATA